AGACCGTGCCCGTTCCAGCAGTTCCACCTTCAGCTTGGATTCTGGCTTCTGCATTGGAAACCGGCTGCAAATAAAGATTGCAATTATTGGCAGCAAGATGAAATAGCTGGCTGGGGCTACTGGTCCCCAGACCTACGTTGCCGCTCGCATTGACAAACAGCCTTCCGGTGCCAGCCGTGCTGATGGCAACCTGATCAGTGCCAGGGCTGTAGATGCCGGTATCGGTGCCGCTGTCCTTGAAGTAGATGGATGGAGCGGAAGCGCTGCCGTTCTCAAAGGCGATGGTGCTCCACTCGCCGTCGAGCTGGAACAGGGTGATCCAGCCGTTGTTGGCAGCGTTGCGCAGTTTGAGCAGACCGGTTGTCGTATCTGCCCACCACTGATAGGCGTAGGTGGTGCTGGGTGCAGTCGCGCCGCTGTTCTGGCTGACGATCGCTGCCAGCGCATTGTTCAGGTCAGATCGGACGGCTGCACCAGTGCCGTTAGCGATGACGTAATCGTGTTGAGCCATAGCTAGGCCACTTTGCTACCAGTTTAAGCGCCCTTGCCAAATCCCACCGCAGACCATAGGAAGTTCCTGCTCACTGCAGTGCCAGCACTGTTTCTGAAGGTCACATCGAAGCCGGTATTGCTGACGTTGGTGACGTTGTAGTAGTCGCCTGTCGCCAGGTTCTGCGCCACGATGCCGATGCTGGGCAGGTAGGCATTGCTGCCGCCCAAGCCGGTGGTGCCGGTGAAGAACGCTTTGTCAAACGTGACCGCCTTCGTGCCAGCGCCGCTGCTGACAGCTCCCACCGACTGCTCTGTCCTGCGCTGGAAGGTGGCCTCATAGCCCAGCTCGTCCACCAGGATGCCTTGCGCTGGGTTGTTGCTGATCAGCTCGGCCTTGAACTGGAAGCCTCGCCCCAGGAAGGTGCCATTGACGAACTCCTGCCAAGCTGACCATGTGGGCGAGCTGCTGGGGTTGTCAGGCGTGCGGCGCAGATACAGCTTGGCGTTGACCTGATCGATAATGCCGCCGTCCCAATCTGCCCAATCGTCCACCAGTGCGGTGCGGCTGTCCACCAGATCACTGGGGAAGTATCCACGGGTGACGAAATAGCGCTTGAGATCCAGGGCAAAGGTGGCGCCCAGATCAAGGGTGTTGGCAAACTCGTAGATCCCGAGCGCCTCCATGGTCCCGTAGAAGTCCAACGTCGCAATCGAGTCGAAGTCCGGGATGTCATCGAACAGGCCGGTGGCATCCAGCGTGAGCGCGTCGAGGTCGTCGCTGTAGAAGACATCGGTCTTGGCGCCCTGAAATGGCGGCGTGTCCTGATCCTCGCGGCGGGTCTGCACCAGCAGTTGCCCAACAGCATCCGGGAAGTCCACGATCACGCTGGCCTCGGTCGGGCTCTGGCGGCGGCCGTCATCCTCGAACTTGACCAGGATCTCTCCTTCGACCAACGGCACGATCGCCTCGGTGCTGTAGCCAGCGACGGCAGGGATCAGGTCAACGCTGTTGCTCCAGGTGCCGGTGCCATCGGTCAGATTGGTGTGGCGGATGTGAACGCGGCCGGCGACGCGCACATCTAGGTCCACCGTGGCATCCCAGCGCAAGCGGGCGCTGTTGGCGCTGATCGGTTCGATGGTCAGGTTCTGGACGTTGCCCGGTGGCTCGGTCTTGCCGATCAGGTTGAAGGTCGCTGTAGCCGGGTTGCTGACACCGCCGAGGCTGTTGATCGACTGCACCCGGACCTGCAGCGTGCCAGCGTCCAAGCCCTCGATGCGGGTGCTGGGGCTGTTGGTGTCGATCTGCGAGAAGTTGTTGTTGCCCAGCCGGTAGATCACCCGGTAGGACTGCACCAGTTGGGTCGGCGGCACCCAGCTCAGCTCAAATGCCGTGCGTACGTTCTGGCCGTCGGTGTACAGGTGCTCGGTGCCGGTCAGGCCGGTGGGCGACTGCGGCAGGGCGGACAGGTTGGAGATGTCCCGCGTCTGCAGCTTGATGTCCGACTCGATCGCCGCGTAGATGCTGCTGTTGTAGGCCAGCGCCGTCACGCCGTAGATGCCATCCTCGGCTTCGGCGACGCTGACGACACGGAACTGCTGCGTGCGCAAGCCGGTGTCTTGGATGATCCAGATGCTGTCCGGGTTGGGTGCCTCGCTGAACGCACTGGTCACGGTGACCACGCCGGCAACCAAGCTGCTGATGGTGCGGGTCTCGGCTAGGCCGGTGGGCAGCAGGACACTGATCGTGGGCGAGGTGCCGAGCGTGATCCCGGCAGCGTCGTCCAGGGTGACGGTCGTGGTTGTTGCTGCTGCAATGCGGCCACCGCGCCGTGATCCAGCCTTGACCGGATCGGCCACGTCGATCACCATGCCGGGGCGCAGCACGATGCCCGAGTCGATCGAGACACTGAAGGTGACGGTCTCAGTCAGGTTCTGCTCAGACAGCAGCGCCCACTTACCAGCACGGTGCGCTTGACCTTGCGAGTAGCAGCCGACTGCCTTGATGTCCTTGTTGATGATGCCGTACTTGGCAACGGCTGACGCATCCTCGACGTACTCATAGGACACCTCGCCCAAGTTGTCGTAGTCCTGATAGGCGACTGTTGCCGTGGTGTGCCGTGCTTTTTGCGATGAGCCGCTGTAGTTGAACAGCCCATCTACCACGTTGGCCGGGGTCAGCAGGTACTGCGGATCCGATGGCTTGTCCTGCAGCACCACCATCGCGCCGGCGCCGTAGTAGGCAATGCCACGGAACAGCGCGACGAACTCTTGGATGACGTTGTAAACCTCATCCCTGCTGTTGATCAGCATGTTGCAACTGAACCGTGGCTCCAGGCCGCCGCGTCCGTTACTGACCAGCGCGTTGCAGTATTGGCTGATTGCGTAGAAGTCATAACGGTCCAAGCTGCTGGCCGGGATGCTGGCGCCGTAGCGGGTGTTGGTCAGCAGATCCCACAGACACCACGCTGGGTCGCTGGTCCAGGTAGCAGCACCAAAGGTGCCATCCCAGACGCCGCTGTAGGTGACGCGGCCGAGATAGGTGGTCGTATCAACCGTGGCATTGCTCGGCAGTTGCACCTTGATGCCGCGCACCAGATACTTGCGGGCTGGGATGCCTTTGAACTGGCGGCTGTCAAAGCGCAATCCAACGAGGGCGCTGTTGGGATAGCGAAACTTTTCGTCGATGATCTCGGTGTAACTAAACCAGAACGTCCGGTTCTGCCGGCGGGCGCTGGTCTCATCAGCGCTGATGCGCTCCAGTCGGATGTCAACAGGAAATGCGCCGGCAAGAGTAAGGATGTAGTCACGCTGATAGGCGTTGGTTGTCTTGCCGCTGATCGTGTCCTCGAAGACGGTCGTGTAGCCGCCGCCGTTGTACTGCACCCTGCAGCGGATGCTGACGCTGTGGCCGATGATGTCGCCATCATCCTCGATGATCTGCAGCGCTGGCACCTGCACCGTGATCCGGGCGCGGTCCACATCCGAGTCGGTGATCTGCCGCGTGACAGATGCAGCAGCCGTGATCTCGACGTTTACGGCCTGCTCTGACTCAACACCAATTCCTGGGATGTAGCTCTGCGCCTGTGTGCCAGTGCGGGTAACGACGGTGTAACCCGTGAAATTATCAATTCCGCTGCTGCTCTGAACTGGCGTCCCATCCAGGTAGATGCCCTGCACGCCGCCCTCAATACCTTCGATCTCGCCTTCGCTGATCAGGTCGAGAACGCTGGCGTATTGGACTGACTGCAGGCTGTCATCAGCCTCCGACGGAACGTGGGTTGTACCACCGCCACCTTTGCCCCCACCGCCACCGCCCGCACCTCGGATAACGCCAGCTCCAAGACCAGCATTGTGAACGCGGATGCCGCCAGCGATGAAGGTGTGGTGCCCCTCGACGGTCAGGTTGTAGACCGTGCCCGCAGGCAACTCTTCACGGCCGACAATCGGACGCAGGTGGTTGTTCTCATCTACCAGGCAGTCATCAGCGCCAAGGCTGCCGATTGCAACAAAAGCGTTGAACTGGTTCAGCACCCAGTGATTTGGGGTTGCATCCAGTGATGCGCCGCCCCAGAGCTGGTAGCGATAGACGTGCTCGTTCGGGTGCTCATGCACCTTGAGGATCGTCGCCTCGTGCAGCGTGCCCTTGTCGTCAAAGCTCAGGACTTGATCACCAGCCTCTAGCTCATCAATGCGGCG